GGGACAGACCGAAATTTTTGCGCAGGCCATCAAAAGAGGCCCCTTTTTCGATGTTCGCAAGGAGATTTTTGGTTAAATCCCCCTGTGACTTCGCAGGAGCCTCTACAACCGATTTTTTATTCTCGCGAAGGGAATCTATCCGCCCCGCCCTCCTACACACGCTACGCACGGCCTCCGGCGTTACGTTTTCGCCGTACTCGTTGCTGAATCGCCGCGCCCACAATTTCCAGCGCGGTTTTTCGTCTGCCGGCAGGGCGCGGTACATCTGAATGGCTTTTTTGCGCCAGGTCATCGCATCACCCCATAAAAATATTGCCGTCGAAATTCTGACCGGCGATATTCCACGCATCAGTATACTGCCAGATGTGCAAATTCGGCCCGGTGTAATTGCACTCGGAATTATACTGAGCGCACCAGATAGGGCAGCCCAGCGCGGCCGGATCGATGTAGCCATTCATAAGCCAGTTGTACGACGAATAAACGCCGACGTAGCCATAGCCGTACCCCTGCAGGCGATTGACGAACGCCGCGCAAATCGCCGTGATGTCTGACCCAGTCATGCGGTCGTCCTCGGCGTCGAACCAGATGCCCATTTCGGGCGTTAGGCCGTTCAGTTGCGCGTGGACAAAATCGGCTTCGGCCTCAGCGGCCGCCGTGTCGGTCGCCACCGAATAAATGTAAACGCCGACTTTCATGCCGGCGTTTAGGGCGTTGCTGACGTGGTTATAATACTGCGAATCTACCCGGCCGCCCTGCCCCATCTTCACGATCACAAATTCGACGCCGGCGGCCCGGACGACGGGCCAGTCGATACGTTCCTGCCATGCGGATATGTCGATGCCTTTCATAACTGGGCACCCCTCCCATTTGTTTTACTTGGGGCGTTCTGCGCGGCAGCAAACGGCGACATACCCCCCGGCTGCTGCACCCCAACCCCGGTAATCTGGTCCTGTTTTCTCCCCAACATTGACACCAGCGGCCCGGCCGCCGTGAAGCCCATGTCGCGTAGGTTCTCCAGAATACTTTTGGCTTCGATCACCATCAGATACGCGCACATGACTTCCGTCCCCATGCTGCCCGGACTGTAGCCGGCTACCGTGATATAGCTTAAGTGCTGCCCCACGATAAGCGCCACGCCGTACCAAACAATTTTTTTTAGGCCCTCGCGCATCCCCTGACTACTTATCACGTCGGTTTTCCACGCGATACAAAAGCCCCCCGCCTGCCGAGATAGTACCACCCATTTTGTGAGCCAGTCGAGCATCACCAAACAAACTAGGCCGCCCAGGTTATTCGTGTAGGGGCCGAACAGCCAGACCAGCGCGGCAGTAAGCGCGGCGTTTATCTGCCAGCCCTCGGTTATTCGGTCGAAAAATTTTTCCATCACGAAACCTCCCACACCGGCAACGCATCGATCTCCTCCGCCGTGGCGCCGGCGGCCAGGGCGGCGTCGACGGCGGCCTTGAGCGCCCGAGCGGTCTGGTGCAGAGCGTCAGAGTGTGCGGCCAAGGCTGCTGCCAAGCCGAGCAGCTGCTGCTCCGTAAGGTCGATTGTACTGTTGTCGGCGCACGTCCATGTCACGGTAAAAGTGCCGCCGGTCAGCATTGCAGCTTGAGCCGTTACCACGGCCCCCAGAATTCGCGGCACACTCTTTTCGCCGTCGCTGTCAAACCGCTTGCCCAGGTACTCAAATCCCCCTGCCTCCCGCCTATCCCGTTCGGCGTTAATCGCCGCCCGCTTTTCAACCCTGGCCTGTTCGGGTGTCCGAAGGGTTGCGGGGGCGATGAGCTCGCCGTCGACGTCAATCCATCCTATCTGAGGTTGTGGGTCGAGACCGGTAATGTCCCGGAGGTCGAGCTGATATGGTCCTTTGCCGATGGCGTATTTCTGGCGGCCGAGCTCGTCGAACGGGAGCTCATCCTCAATAATTTGGGCTACCTTCCCGTCAATAATATTTGCATAGGTATACATCGCTCTCCCTCCTTTAGATAGCCTCGATTATCATTAGCCCAGGTGTACCTGCACCACCGGCGCCGCCGGCACTGGTGCCACCGGCACCGCCGCCACCACATCCAAATCCTGACGCCGCTCCACCTGCTCCGCTACTCGAACCAGCACCGGGAGAACCAAACGGACCTCCACGACCGTTTCCACCCAAATTATAGCGATAGGAGGATTCAGAGATGTAAATTTCAACCCCTGAATAGCCTCCTGTCGTAGTGCCACCCGCAAGTGAAATATAGGAACCGAAAGATGTGGCCTGTCCAATTCCACCAACCGTTACTACAATTTGTGTTCTCGGAGGAAGGCATAATGGTTGACGGATACAATAGGCACCCGCGCCTCCCCCCATCCCCGCGGAATCACCACTTGAAGCGCTACCATTCCCGCCGCCGCCACATCCAGAAATAAGGAGTTGCGTTAGCGGCCGGCCAACATCAGGGACGACATATTCGTAGGTTCCGGGGGTATCGTATATGGTTATGTGATGGTGGGATATCGGCCGGCGGTCAGCACAGAGGTCGTAAAGAGTTTTCGGTGCGTACCCGGTTTTCTCGCGATAGAGCGCCGCCAGCGGTACCGAATTGGCCGGCCAAACAGGTACCACCGGCGAGGCCGCCGCGGTACCCAAGACCGTCCCGATATTGCCCTGCGCGTTCACGTAGGCAAGGTCGTATCGCGGGTTTTCGCTGTCAGTTGCGTCGAGCTGGACCGTTGTCCCGGTAAGCCGGGAAATACGAGCGCCCCGAACATAGGCCACGCCGTCCTGGGTACCCTCGAATGGCTCGGGGTTCGCCTCTTCCTGCAAAACGGAAAAGCCGAGGACGCGCACCGCCGTACTGCTCGCCGGGGTGCTCTTGGTGCCGGTCGCGCTTATCACAACGGAGTGGCTTCCGTTGGCAAGTCCCAGGATACAAACCGGAATCTGGTCCTGAGCCGTTGCGCTATAGCAGTCAAAGGACGCGGCGGTGTTGCCGTCGATTGTAATGTCCGCAAGGCCGCAATCGGTCCCTCGGCGGAGCCAAACAACGACACCCGTGCCCTCGAAGGTGTGCGAAAGGGTCGCCGCTCCGGTCGCCTGCATCTGCATGGGGAAAACGTCGAACCCGGTGGCCGTCGCCGTCCAGGTGCCGACTTGGGTAACGTCGCTGTCGTTCGCGCGGATGGTCTTGGTGCTGGCCGCCACAACGATGCGCCGAAAATCCTCGCCGTAGGTGAGCACGTCGATGGCGTCGAGGTTGATGGCCGTTCCGGAGGACGAGCTATTTTTGTTGCCGCTCCTGGTAAGGCGGATTGTGTGGGAACCATAGGTCAGGCCGGTATATTCGACCGCGTTAAGTGTGATGGGCGCGCTGGCGTACATGTCGATGGTCGGATTCATCAGCGGCGGCGAGCCGTCGATGGTAACGTCCGCGATGCCGTAGCTGTTGACCTTGCGGTAAATCACCCGGCACCCGGTTCCGATAAAGGTGTGCTCGATATATGCTCCGGCCGTGTCCGAAATATAAACAACCTGACCCTCGTCGGTGTTGGCGGCAAGGGTAGTGGACGACCATGTCCCGCTTGTGCTCATTTTCGCCGAGCGGGCCGGGATGCGGTGGATCGGCCAAAAAACGTCGAGGCCGCGCACAACAAAGTCCTGCCCGGTTTCAATACCGAGCGTTTCGATAGCGCGCGAAACTTCGGCCAGATCGCCCACATGCTGAGGCGAACCAGTGCCGGAATATACGAAGGGGCCGACAATCTGACCGGCGGCGGACGAGTGAAACTCAACGGCGCCGGGGGGATGGGCCTGGACGGTAGTGCCAGTTTCGTAGTAAACCCTGAATTGTCCCGCGCCTGGGACGCCGGTGGTTTCAGTGAAACCTGCACAGGTCACGCCAGCCGATTGTTTCGGCACCTCGCGAAGCATGACGACAAACGGCGATGCGAGAGGTACTTTGTGGTACTCTCCGGTTATGTTTACTTCTGCCCCAGCGGGGCGGGCGTTGGCTCTTGCCCATAAGGTCGACACGATATCCCCTCCCTATATCTGGCGCATGTTGGCGGCGCTCAAAAGCTCGTTGATCTTCATGTTTCTGAGCATTTCGACGATGCGGTCGTTGCCGCCGAAATCCTTTTCGCCGAGTTCAACGGCGATATCGAGTTTATCGTTGCCGCTGATTTTGTAGGTGACGCGCTGGAGCGGCAGATCGTAATATTTGCCGGTTTTCGTATGCACCCGCGCCAGGCCTTCGGGTTTAAGGATGGTGCCAACCGGCAGAGAGATATTTTGTAATTTCCCTTTGATGATCGGCGTGGCCAACTGACTTAGCCGATAATTGGCCCAGCGGAGCGCGTCATTATCGTCCAGCGTGGTCGGCAGGGTAACTTCGTCCTCCCTGATTTCCCCGTTTAACGCGGCTATGCTGGCGTCATCCTGTACGGTACCAACGAAATTCGACTTATCGTCCTGGCGTTTGCCGTTGTAGACGTACAGCTTGTTTCTGATCTTGCTGTTGTCAACAGTCGGTACGAATGAGGAAACATGCTTGCCTACCCAAAAAACTGCGTTAGGGTTGACCGTGGTGTCCTTCGGCTTAAAAAATAGTTCTCGCCGCTCGTCGACGCCGAAGACCATGTTCTGCTGGATTTCTGCGAGGTCGGTCAGCGCCTTCTTTGCTTTGACCCTGACCAGCGCAAACGAATTCACGACGTAATCGCCGCCGGTGATCTTGTCGGCATTATAGACGATGTCGGTCTTCGGTTCGACGGTAAGCCTGGCAATCTCGTCAACGATGTAGTTCACAGTCTGCGCGGCCCAGTCGCCGCTTTCTACATAGCACAGGTCGAGCTTGTCAAAATACCCGTACCCGCTGATTTTATAGGTGTCTTCGGTGCTGCCGTCCTGCGGTTCGGTGTCGATATGGCCGCTGTAGCAGGGCACGTCCATGCCAAAGAGCTTGATGTCGAGGCGGCGGTTCGTGAGATTCGGCAGGGGTATCGGCCGCAGGAAGGTGGCCGAGAAGGCGCCGCAGCCGATGTCCTCCAGGCTGAACTGAAGTTGGTTGAGATAGCTGTCGCCGACATCGCTGCCGGTCTCCCATTCCTTGATGCCTTCGGCGTCGAATATCTCGATCTTCCACCCGCCCGGCTGTAGCGGAAACGGGAACCCCGCTGCGCCGCCGGGTACGTCCCCGCCGATGGCGATGACGCCGCCCCACCGACTGCGCCCCCACCTAGTGCGCCCCCACCTCATAGGAACGCCTCCCGGTAAACGGCCAGCAGAGCGATGTTGCCCGTGCCGCTGACGACATCGAATCGCAGGGTGTTGGCTCCCGGCAACAACCGCAGGTAGTTACCGGAAACATAACGTATCATACTCACATTGCCGCGCTTGGCAGTGCCCTGCATGCAATCGAGGACGATATGAGCGTCGGCTGCCATGGAGGTATCGTTATATCTCATCTGGCGGTTGTTGTCGGTTATGTTGGTGAGAGTAAAGTCTGCGCTGGCCTGAAGAGCGTAGATAATCAGCAGAGGCCAGGTCTCGGCGGTGCCGCCATTGGTAAGCACAAAAGTGTTGCCGTCGGCCAAGTCAGCGGCAATGGCAACGGTTTTGGTGTCGGCCAAATAGAAAGCCTGTTCCTGGCTATAGACAATTGTGCCGTCTACCCACTCGTTGAGATAACCGTTGAGATAGGGCTTCGAAATGCCCACGACTTTAGCAAGCTCAAGGTAGCGGGTATCGTCATCAAGGACATAAAGGCGCTGGTTTTGGCGGGCCGCTTTGACCACGAAGGCATCCCAGCCACTACGAAACGCAGCGGCATTCTTCCCTTGTATCATGTATTCGATCTCGATGTCCCGACCCTTATACTTCCCATCGCCAGTGTCGATATCGCCATGGGCTCCTGCCCGCTCCTGCCGCTTACTGCGCCACTTAAGGTCTTCCTTTGTCAGTGCCGTATGTTCCGGTAAAGTGTATTCCTCGAAGAAGGCCGCGCTCGTCTCTTCCTGCGCCAGTCGCATGAGCCGGGCAAACAGCAGAGCCTTATCGCCGGCGGCCGTCGTCTCGATGCCAACTCTGGCCTTGACCGTGGCAGTGTTGGCCGGAGCGGAAGCGGCTGCCGTTATTGCCCGGCCGCTACCATCCGCGCTGATGGCGACGCGCCCACTGGTGGCAATAAGAGCATCAGCATCGTTATAGAACGCCAGCTCCAGGTAAGCAACGGCCGCTCCTACCACTCGAAAGAAATCGTAGTCGATACCCACCGCCCAGGCTTGGCCAGCGGTGGCTGTCTGAGCGGCGGATTCGACATATGCCTGCGCACCGGCGGCTGTTGCGTCGGTTATCTTGATAAGTTGGGACGAGGCTTCGAGAGAGAATGTCGCCGTGACTTCGGCGTCGGCGTGGCTGGAGAACCCGTCGACCACGCCGTCAGCATTACTGTCGGTATCCATCCGGGGGTATAGGAGCAGGTTGCCGGAGTTGATCACGTCGGTGCACACCAGCTTCATACTTACCACGCTCCTCTGAGAGCTATTTCGAGCCTTTCGTATTGGCGACGATTGATCTCGTCAAGATCGGCTTCAGTATTGATGTCGCCATAAAAATAATTTTGTTGGGTGATCGGAGGTTTCTGCCCGACAAGCCCGGCCTTCTCAAACGCCCGACGGTTTAGCGGCAGGACAGCCTCCTTGCCGCGTTCGCCTATCTCGGCGATAGTCGGCCCGGTGGTGATGCCGCCGGAGGCGAGTTCGGGAATGGCTAGTGACATAGACAACCCATAAGCAGCCGTCATCCCGGCCATCGCCGGAACAGAGTTTGCGCCGAACGTCGCCAGGGATACAGCGGCCGCAGCGCCCGACCACGCCGCAGCAACTTTGGCGGCGGCCGCCGTAGATGCGGCAGTCTGGGCCGTCAGCATGGATTTCCCGAATATCGCCATAGCAAGCTGCCCGGCGATCTGTTGGGCTACCCATTGAGCCAACATTTTCAGGATGGATTTGCCGAGGTCAGTAAACGCCTCTGACGCGCTTTTCGCGCCGGTGAATATGTCGGTCAGGGCATTGGTCGCGCCGTTATAAAACGTCATCATGGCTTCGGCCATATACGACATGGCGGAGCGGTGAGTGTCTTGCCAGATGGTATAATACTGGTCGATCATTTCCTGCCGGCCGGCCAAGTCCTGGGCCTCTAATGCCCGCTGTTTTTCGAGTTCGGCGGCGAACGCGGCCAAGTTGCCATCGCGGCGGGCCGTTTCCAACGCCTGCTCGTATTCTCGGTATGTCAACCGTAATTTCGCCACATCGTCCAGGTATTTTTGTTCAGCGACCAGCATTTCGGCTTTTTTCTGCTCCGAGAAATCAACCATGCCCTGCTCGTTAATTTTGAACGCATACCCGGCCGCCGTCCACTGCGCGATAAAATCGTCTTTCTGCTGCTGGGTCCCGTTGGCAAATTTCGCTGTCAAGTCGTCGTAGTAGTCGCCAATCCTGGTTAACTGTTCTTTGTACCCGGTGTCAAGGTCGAATTTTTCTTTCTGCACGCCTTCAAGGCCAATGCTCGCCTTTACGTTGCCCATCGCGGTCATGCGGTCGCGGGCTTCGCGGAATATCGACGTGCTGGCGGCGGCTTCATCGGCGGCGATCTTGCGCCGCTTCTCAGCATAAATCTCGTTCAGCCGGGTCAGGTCGCGCTGATAATTTTCGTTTGCGGACGCGGACTTGTTCAGCTTGTCGAGTTCGTCGTTGTACCATGCGTCAAGCTGCTGAGTCTGCGTGTTCGTCATCTGTAGCCATTCGCGATAAATTTCCTTGCTGGTACGTTCAGCTTCTTTTGCTAAATCATCATAGGCTTTTTGAGCACCCTTCGCACCCGTTCCAAGTGCCGCTCCCGTTACGCCGGCAGCACCGGCCACTTTATCCAGCGCACCGCCAACATTCGCAATGCTTGCGCGAACCTCATCAGTTTTTACTCCTACACTATCCCACACCTTGCCAATCAAATTGGTAAGCGGCGAAATAAAATCCAGGATTTTGCCAACTGCGGACTTTACAATACCGACAACATAATCCCATGCTTGCAACGCCCACCCGGAAATTGTGTCCCAGGCAGCCGTAACATACGGGACTATCGGCGCGACAAAATCCATTATCATATCGATGGACTTCATGGTTTTGTCCACGCAGATATCCCATGCGTTTTGAAGCGCGTCCGTAATACCGTTCCATGCAGACGCCATCAGTTCAGACAGCGGTTCCCACGCGGCCCAAATAACATAAGCAATCGCGCCAATTGCCAACCCAGCAGCCACGGCAGGCCCAAACGATATGACGAGCGCAGCGGCAGCCTTAACGGCGGAAATAGCCCACATATTCATGGCAGGAATAGCGACAGCGGTTAATGCCCCGGCAACGGCAAATATGCCAAGTTGCAGTTCTTTGGGGATAAGATTTCTAAGCGCCGTCGTTATGCCCTGCTCCTTGGTCACTACGGCAAACTGAGCCATAAAGGTAGCGGCCCCGCTCGCGGCAGACGACAACGCCGGCAAAACCTCTTGAAATGCCGTATTGCCGAGCGCCGTAAAACCTAACTTGGCCTTGTTCACGTCGCGGGTTACTTGTTCAAAAGCCCCGGCCGAATCGCTGCCTATTGCCAACCCCATGCGTTCGACGGTTGCCGTCAACTGCGCCATTTGTTCCTCGGTAAGGTTCAGCATATCATGCATTACTGCGCCCGACCTGCCGAAGATGGCTACTTCCATGGCCGTCTTTTGCACGCCATCCGCTAATTCGCGATGACGAGCAGCAACGTTAGCGAAAATTTGCTCAGAGGACAACATTACGCCATTGCTGTCTTGGATAGCGACACCGAACCGGGTAAAGGCATCAGTCGAATTTGCGCCGTTTTCTTGTATGCTTTCAAAAGCGGTTTGAGCAGTTTTGGACATTCTTACAAGTGCGCCACTCATCTGTTCACCGCTTAGTCCTACCATTTGCCCTAGGCCAAGTAACTTGCTAGCAGCCTCACCTGACATGCCGGAAATATCAGATAGGTCGTCAACCGCTACGGCCCAATTAGCGGCAGACTTCATGGCGGCAGCGCCGGCAGCAGTGATGGCGGCGGCTACCCCCGCGAGCGCCAACCCGGCATCCTTAGATATAGACATAGCCTCCGGGCCGAAGGCTCGCTTAAGCTGTCTCTGCGCAGCAGACAATTCTTTCTGCAAGCCTTGACTGTTTGCTCCGATCTTAATAAGTAACTCGGCGACTGTCGCCAATTTATCCACCTCCCGGCAGTCGGTCTTTAAACAGTTCCCGGAGTTCTTCCGCCTCTTTCTTCTTGTTACGCGGCAGCTGGCGCAGGGGTTTTACGAGTTGCGCCGGCGTCGGCGGCTTTTTAACCTGACAGGCCATTAGGCAATGTACCCAGTACGCCGACATGTTTTCTTGGTGTTCCTGGCGCCATCGGTAGCCGTCCAATAACTGCTCAAATTCAAGCGGTTGCATCTTCCCGAACACGTCGGGCAATAAATTAAGTGGCCCGAACGCGATAGGCTCGGCCCACTCTAACCATTCGTGGAAATTTCGGACGGGCTTGCCGCCCTCTACCCGTTTTTTACGGGTTCGTCCTCATCCTTGAAAAATTCGGGATAATAAATTTTCAGCACGGCGTTCGACGCCGCTTTGCCAAGAGCACCACTCGCGGCAATGGCGTGGATTATCGGGACGGCTATGTCGTCGATGGAATGGCCTTCAACGTCCAGGTATTCCTCGATTTTTTTCAGGTAGTTGGAATTTTTCGAGCAGATAGGCAACGCGTTCAGGCAGAAATTAATTCCGGCATCCTGCGAAGACACGATCTGCTGGATGGATTTGCCAAGGGCTCTTTCGAGCGCGGCAATACCCGCGATGGTAAAGCAGAGCTCCTGTTTCTCGCCGAACAGGTCGAACGGAATAGTCCGTTTCATAAAACCGTTTCCTCCTCAAAGTTGGGGCGGCCCTTTCGAGCCGCCCCGATTCTTTTGTCAGTCGCCTACCGTTACAGTTACGACAAGATTGTTACCGTCGTTCATTATAAGCGTAAAAATCTTCACGCCATTGGCCAGCGTGGCGAGATAGTCGCCCTCGATGGTCAGCACGCCCTCACTGTAACCGTAGTTGGACGGGTTGACGACGGTGGTGGCCGCCGCCCCAATTCTGAGCGAAACGAGGTCAACGGTGCCGGTAGACGTGACGGTGAACGCGATATCCTCCGGATTGGCCTTGCTGAACGTATCTTCTTCCGGGGTAACACTGTTGACGGGAACACTGCTGGATGTCCAGGCCGATAGAGGCCCATTCCCCTCGATGGTCCCGGACAGAGTGGCCTCGCCGTCGTGAGGCGGTTCGATGGAGAAATCCGTCAGAACGCCCCAGCCGGTGCGATACTTTCCGTCCGGCCGCTCATACTTGATGTTCACCTGCTTGTTGTTGTCAAAGGCGTATTCGAGTGCTTCGACGCCGGGGTCGTTGAGCATCATCAGACCGTCCAAGTCAATGCTCCACCCCGATAAACCTGCCAGAATAGATTTCGCCCCGCCGCTGGTTTTGTGGGATGTGTCAATGGTATCGCGCGTCCGGTTGAGCGGACTGTTGCGCTGTCCGCCGATCAGCGTCCAGACGGGCACGGCGACGGTGCCGGTGTTGATATAGACCTTGTAGTCCTTGCCGACGGTTGCGGTGGAAGTATCCGGATTGTCCGGCAGTTCAATTGCAAACCGCTGTAAGTCAAATTTCACGTTGTTACCCCCTTGTTTTGAATTTTGCAAACCAGTGTCAAAACGCCGTGATACCCGCCCCCGTCGTCGGGGAATGCCTCAAAAAAATCGACGTCACGGCTCATTACGTTAAAGCCGGACGCCGATAAATCAAGGGGCCACGATGTCAGCAAGGCGGTCACGTCGTTTGCGATCTGGTTTACCTCGGTTTTCCCGGCGTACTCTGACCAGATATGCACCTGCAGGGATACGTCGGAGATGTCTGTGGTTTTGTTGCCGGTGTTCTTGCAGGTAAACGCGCCGAGCGTGATGTACGGCATTTTTGTGTTATGCGGCACATCATCGTATACTGGCACGTCCAGGCTGTGGGTCGTCAGTATCTCGTAAACACCCTTTTGTAGGGCGTCCATCGGAATCCTGCGGATTATCACGGCTTAATCGCCTCCTCCAGCCCACGAATCAGATTCGGCCGCTCCTCCTCGAACGCCGGACGCATAGTCGGATGCTCGGGCGCAGGGGCCGGGCCTTTGTGGCCAAACTCGACGAGGTGAGCGTGGGGTGCTTTCTCGCGGACAACGCCCTCCAGTTTCAGCCGGTTAAAATTCGACGTGGTATGTTTCCGCAGGTAGCCGGTCACGTCGTGGATGCGCCGCAGTACGCCGCGCCGAATATTCCGGGTCGATTCCTGTATCTGATTCTCAATTTTCAGCGCAGTTTTGGCGTCGTATTTACCGATGTTCTTGACCGCGGCTTCGAGCTCCGGCACTTTGAAATTGACGTAAAACCCCCGCCCCGCCATTATCGCACAACCTCCCGGCAGACCAGGATGGTCGTTTCGTGGCCGTACGAATACGTGTGTTCCACGCTCAACGTCCGGTCGCCCCAGAGCGCCCGCCAGCCTTTTCGCACGTCGGTTCGGTACCTGATGCCCCATTCCCGCAGCATGTCCGACGCAACAGCGCCGGCGACGACGGCGGTGTTCACGGTCGGTTTGCGGGGTTCGGCCCAGACGGTTCCCCGCGACTCCCATGTCGTCGCATAACCGCCGCGGCCGTCCGGGGTTTTGACGGGTTCCTGCAGCGCCAGCCGCTCGGTCAGCCTGCCAATTATCATGCGTAATCACCACACATAGCGATATGCTGGACAATGGCCTCGGCCGAGTGCGGGATGTCCGTCAGCGTCCCGGCGATCTTAATTCCCCGGTTTTCGTACCAATGGGCGATCATGATTTTGTTCGCCAGGATATACAGCGCGTCGGCGGAAATCGGGCCATATGTCGCCACGCCATCAACCTCGCCTGTCTTAACCTGCGTCTTGCCCGTCTGCCCGTCGATGTACTTGGCGGCCGCCGTTATCAGCCCGGTAATCAGCGCGTCGTCCGCCGTGCCGTCTACCCGCAAATACAGTTTTACTTCGTCGAGCGTCATGGCGTCACTTCCTATACCATGTAGTAGATGTCCACCGCGTTACCGTCCAGGGCACTGTTCAGCGTCACGGTATTGCTCTCCAGAGCGGTGGCGCTCACGGCGACGGTCGGGGCGGTGGATTCTTTGGTGTTGTTGAGATAGGCGGCCAACACCGTGTTGTGCGACAGCTTGTGGATCAGGCCGAGTTTGCTGCCCCAGCCGATTTTGGTGGTTGCGCCGGTCCCGTCGTGAGCCGGTACGGTGATTTTGGTGACGGTCTTGAACGCCTTATTGCCGGCCTTCGTGGCGGCCGTGTTGGCGGTAAACGCCGGCAGTGTTTCGGAAATGACCTCACCTGCGGCGTTGGTGCCCTCGATAGTCACCGCGACGGCGCCGATGTCGCCGGCGGTGCCCCCGGCCGTGGCGGTGATGTTGCGCGGCACGTCCGGGCTGGTGATGTTGGTAGTAACCACATCGGCGGCAGCCGTCTGGCCACCCTCGAACGGGACGGGGCCATCCTCACCGGTCGCAATGGCGGCGGTGTCCCAGTTGCCGCCGGCTGCGCAGATAACCTCGCTCACGTCAACGCCAGCAACTTCTTCGAGCAGCCGAATAGCCGCCTGGACGAGTGAGGCGGCGTTTTTGGTCGCCGTGGTCTTGGCCAAGGCGATGGTGATGACGCCGGTTTCGTCGTCAGCGGTAACGGCGAGGGTGTCATCGGCGGCGGTAACGAGGTTGATGCTCAAGGCGTTGGCCGCGGCGCCGATGGCGGCCGGGGCTGTGACGGTCAGTGTGTCGGTCGGTGCGCTGGCGGCGGCGACGACGCACGTAGCGGCGATGGCCGGAGTCGTGCAGGTTATCGCTGCATGAACACCGTCAGTATCATCGGCCACGGGCGATGCGCTGTAGTGCGCGATAAACGCGCGGTCGATTGTCTTGTCGGGTGCGTCCGTCCGCAGCTTGCCGTTAGCGGGATTATATCCTCTCATTTTTTCACCTCCAGTTAATTAGGGGCGGACTAGCCGCCCCTCCGTTATTTCTTCAGTGTTACGAGGGAGTTTTTGTCCACGACCTTCCCGTCCACGAGCATGATCGCCTTCGTAATCATGTCGTCGGTGTCGTTGTCCTCGTATTTCTTGATGGTCATCTGGTAGTTGGTGTTCAGCGCGTAGTCGCTGAAATTGAACAGGAACGCCCAGACCTTACCGGCAGTAAGGTCGGATTTGTAGCTGTCCAGGTAGTTGCACAGCACAACAGGGCGGCCCAGCAGGGTGCGCTCCGGCTTGCCAGCGATACCGTAATTGACGCGGGCAATGGGCTGGCCACCATCGTCAACCTCGCCGACGAACGTCATAAACGTCTTTTTGGTCATGCACCAGACGGCGCCGTTCTCGTATTCGAGCGGCAGCGCCCCCTCGGCTTCGACGAGTTTTTCCCATGTCGGCGTGCCAGTAAGCGCCTGGCCAGTGGCCGGGGTTTCGGTGAGGATGCCTTTCGGCTGGGTGACGCCGTCGCCCGAAATAATGGCCTGCTCCAGCGCCTTGGTCATGGCTTCGACGACATTGCGGATCAGCGCGGACTCGAACGCGGACAGCGCCATGGTATCGACTTCGAGGGTGGTGGCGACGGCGCAGCGCAGTTTGAAATAGCCGAAGTCCACATAGGACGTGCCTTTCTTCTGCTTTGTGCTGCCAGCACCCTCGTTCACCCAAGACGCGGTCGGCTTGACAGCCGAAGTCGGAATTTTTACGCCGCCCTTGTAGGCGGTGCGGGTGACGAGCGGCAGGATCATGCTAGCGGCTTCCATTTTCTCGACGATGGTGTTAATGACGGTCGTCGGGATAACGCTGCCGACATCGGTGGTGGCGGTTACTTCGTCGGTACGCAGTTCGAGCGGAATCGGGGTGCCGCGCAGGACGTAGTTCATGAACGCCTTGCGGTATTCAGGAGTATCGTGCGGGTCGATCTCGTCGCGCTTTTCGGGCGCAGGCGCCGGCGCGATGGGTACGGGTTTACCGCGCAACTCGCCGGTGTTCAGTTTGCCGGCGATCTCCATTTTTTTCTGGATGCTCCGTTCCTCGGCGTCGAGTTCACTGAGTTCTTTTTCGATAGCGTCGAGGTCGGGGTTTTCACCGTCCAGCAGGGCGCGGAGTTCCGCTTTGCGGGCGGCGATTTCTTTCATGCGTTTTTCCATTATTGATACCTCCAAATTTTTATTTTTGTGGTCCCTGCCCTATCCAGGGCAACAAAAAACGGCCATCCGGCCGTAATTGCCTAAAAATATGTGGCGATGATAAGTCGCTTTTTCCGGGCCGCCAGTTCGGCAGCGGCGCGGGCCTCGGCTTCGCGCTGGGCCTCGAAAAACGAGCGAGCCGAAATGCTGGTCTGGTCGTATGCCGGCATATCCACGGCGGCCACGTCAAAAATTCGTTTGAATTTCTGGATGGTCCGCGTGTGCGTGGCCCGGTCATACGAATCGGTCTGCACCGTAAAAGAAAAGGACATCTTGTCGATGTCCCGGCGGTCGATCAGCGTATAGAGGTCTTTGCCGGCAGTGGTGGGCGCCAGGTTAGCCCTAATAAATAAACCCTTGTCGTCAACCGTGAGCGACAGGGTTTTATTTCGCGTCCGGGCCATCACCATGATATTGTCCGAGTGATTGTACTTGAACGGCACGTCACGCATGTCGGCGCCGTCAAGCGCTCCTCGGGCGATAACTTCCTTGTACTGAACCCCATCGTATTCGTATAAAACCGTCGGCTGGTCGAATACGATGGCATATCCCTCGACAATCATGTCGTTATTGTCCGCCGGCAGCACCCGCATCTCCGCTATCCGGATTTCCCTTTTGTCCACCCTTCCCACCCCATTTCATTTGGTATTGATCTGCTATTCCAGCATTCACCACGTTCAACGTCTGCAGCCTGATATCGCCGCCTTCGACGGGTTCGAGTTCGAATATCTCGCGCATTTCGTTGATCGTGAATATGCCCATCGGCATCATTTCTTTAGCCATTTGGACTTTCGTCGCATTCGAAGCGTAAGTCAGCCGCGAAGCCGAAAACACGATTTCGTTACCGTGTCCCTTCTCGCGTTCGGTGAAACATTTCGCTGTCATTTCCAGCGATAACTGAATCGCAATCGGTTCCAGCACCGACGAGTAAAATGCGTTCCACTGATTCTCGTCGTAGGTATTTGTAATGATGGCGTCGTTCACGCCGAAATACCTGTACGCGGCTTCGCGGGCAATCTTCATTTGCCCATCGTCAGCTAATACGGGCTCGACTTTCGCCGGCGTAAAATCGAATTTCGAGTCGAGCGCCGCGATCCCGCCGTCATTGTCTATGCTCAGGTAATCCTTGACAAAATTATCGCGCTGCGCCTTCAAGTCTTCGGGCCGTAATGTGCTGGAGTATTTCAGCCAACCGCGCAACCGCGCCGACGACTTGATGGCGTTTATGATCCCCTGGTTAATTGTCTGAATCAAGTTCAGCGTCGGTTTCAGCGGCTTGCGCCCGTCCTCGCCGAACATGTCGTCGCGGTTGAAGTGCCGCCGCAGGTGGATAAGTTCGGTATACGGCACCGTCATCCGATACCCGGATTTAAACGTAAACCGGAAATACATCTCGCCGGCGTATTCGACCGGCTCAATAAACGAGTAGTTCAGCGGGTAAAATCCAGTTATCCGGCCGGCTTCGGTGTGCATGTATATAAATGCGTTGTTGTTCGAGTATAGTTGCGACACGGTTTTATACAGGAAGTCGTAAGCGTTCATGTACTCGTTTGGCCGAACCTGCAGGAGCTTGTCGAGGTCGCCATATGTCGGCGGCAATATTTTCCCGCCGACCCGCCGGACGTGCTTGGCTTTCAGTTTGGCGGCGTTCCGGGCGATGGCGTCGATGCACGTCCGGACGATATCGCTGTCGTACAATTCGCCGTCGAAGTTGCTGAAAAACGGGATAAAGTCGTTCAGCATTTTCATCTGGACAACGTTGGCGGGTTCCTTGGCGCCGCCGAATATTTTTGAAAACATGCTTCGGATTTCCAATTTGTCACCTCCCCAACAGGTCAATGTCGAGCCCAAATAATGCGGCCTCGCGGATGTTGTCGGCCATTATCTCATCGGTGGCCGCCACCCGGGCGACATAATCTTTTATCTGTTGTTCGGAAAAATCTGTTTGCCGCGCGAGGCGGGCGATTTCGGCGGAGGTCATAATATCACCTCAAAAAGATAAGCACCCTTGCCGGGCGCTTTCGTAGTCTGCCATTCGTTTACGGATTATTTCGCAGTATTTGGGTTCGCGTTCAATAAGGATGGAGTTTCGGCCACATTGCTCGGCGGCGATGCCAGTGGTGCCAGAGCCGGCGCAGTTGTCGAGGATGGTGTCGCCGGGGTTGGTGTAGGTCATTATCAGATATTCAAAAAGGTCAACTGGCTTTTGCGTTGGGTGCAATCCCTTTTCCTGTGTGAAAGGAATAACCCGAGTTGGCAACCTAAAGCCCGCGTTAACGGTAACGGTCTGTTTCATGCGAGTCTGTGTAGTTTCCTTAACTCGAGGATTTTTATCGCGCACGACCACATATTCGCGCCCCTTGATAAGTTGCGGATTATATGGTGGCGTACCATTGGAGAACACGCACACATCCTCGTAATTGTTAAGGGGACGGTACTTGGACATGAACGGGTCAACGCCTTGCGGCTTTTCCCAAATCCAGCAATATTTAAACCAATCTAACTTGCTAACTATCAAAACACTGGTGAACGGCTGACTCGCCGTCAACACAATAGCCCCATTATCCTTTATCAACCTTTCATATTGCACCCACAGCGGCGCAAACGGAATCACTGTATCCCATTTGCAGGCGGTCGTGCCATACGGCAAGTCGCAGAGTATCATGTCTATAGACTTATCTGGCAAGGTTGGCATTATCTCTAGGCAGTCGCCTTCATAGAGTGTCCACATAAATACACCTCAAATCAAATTCGCATATTCTTCCAGGTGCCTCTCCAGCACCACATAAGCGTCCAGCATGGCCGCGAATCCGTCTATCCTGCGCCGGGTATTCGACGTTTTGCACGGCAGCAGGTTCGCGTTCCTGTCCTCGGTGACTGCCACGTTCGACAGACACCATTTCGTTATCGGATTGTTGCCGTAGTTGATCCGCTTGGCTTCCAGATCGGCGCCGAGCGACCGTAGCGGCCCGGCCAGGGTCTTCGCCCCCTGCTGGACCTTCTCGGGACACTCGGCGCCAAATTCTTCGCGCAAATCCTGCACGAAATACTCGGCGGAATAATCGTCGTATCCGATCCACGGAATATAAATATCAAATTCCTCGCGCAATTCCTTGAACCACTCGACGACATGCTTGTAATTTACCTTGTTGCCCGGCGTCGTCCGCAGTAGTCCCATGTCTCGCCAAATCGAATACGGTATTTTGTCGTCCTGCTCACGGGTTTCGAGCAGGTCCTCCGGCAGCCAGTACATCGACGCCGCGTATATGGTCGGGTCGTCCTTGACCATGAACAACACGCAGGCCGCCGTCAGGTCGGTGGTCTGCGACAAGTCCACGCCGCCTATCCCATAACGCGGCTTTAATTCGCGAATATCGAACGTCGCCGGGTTATTAAGCTGTTCAAATGTCAGCCACGCTTCGGACGACGTTTCGCGGACATTGAAGTCTTTGCACAATAAATTTTTGACGAGCACCGGGTTTTTCTGGGCCTTGGCCACTTTTGCGGCGAGCTGGTCGAGCCGTTTTATGCTGCCAAGCCCGGGATTAGCTTTCGCCCAGCATTCGGCGTCGTGCCATTCTTTCCTCGAGTCGAGTTCGTAAATTATCGGCAGCAGCCGTTCGTTCTTGTACCCGTTTTCGTCGTCGTAGCCGTTTATGGTCTGCTCGGCTTCGTCGTACTTCATGTCAAAAACCGATTCGCGAACAGTCCCGGCCGTGGTGGTGATAAAAATTAACGGCTGTTCCCTCGCGGTCACGCCGTCAACGATAACGTCGTATAAGTTTTTGTCTTTCCATGCGTGGATCTCGTCAAGCAGGGCCGCGTGTACGTTCAACCCGTCGAGTGTGTCGCTATCGGACCCGAGCGGCCGGAAAAACGAGTCGTTATAATCAGCGACGAGTTCAGCGACAAGCGGCTTAATTTTTCGCAACAAGTCGGGCGACTTCTTGACCATCCGCTTGGCTTCGAGCCAGATTATCTTGGCCTGATCGCGCTTGGTAGCGCAGGCATAAACTTCGGCGCCGGGTTCCCTGTCGGCGATCATCATGTATAGCCCGATAGCCGCCGCCAGCGTCGATTTGCCGTTTTTACGGGCGACCATCAAAATAACTTCCTGGAATTTGCGGGTTTCATCGATTTTATGGACGATGCCGAACGTGGCCGCGACCATGGCCCGCTGCCACAATTCGAGGATAAACGGCTGGCCGCCGCATTTGCCCTTGGAATGCCGGCAGAAGGTTTCGATAAACTTAATCGCCCTGTCGGCCTTTTTCTCGTTGTACTCCCATTCGCTTTCGGTGTCGGCGATCAGCTTATTTAAATTTCGGTATACCCTGCGAACCTTGTCCGAAACGACAACCTGCCCCGCGTCGATAGCCTGCCAGTATTCGATTATCGGGTTCATTCTGAGTCAAGAAACTTGTCCAGCGTGTCGCGGGTTGCCGCGGGGCCTTTGCCGGCAGGGAGTCGGTCGGTTAACTGCTTGATAGTGCTCTGATAATTCTTGTTCATGGAATTATACAACCTGGCGACCGGCCGCTCGCGCTCATACGGCGCGGTTTTCTCGGACTGGGTAAACGATTCGACGTATCCGTTCTCGTCCAGGTCTTTCTCCATGTCCTCCAGCGCGATCCGCATGTAGGCGGCCCGCTTAATCAGGCCGTCGATTATTGCCTTTTCTTTTTTAGGTATATCGTCGAATATCTTTAATAATCTGTCGTGTTCTTTCTTAATCCTTGCTTCTCTCTGCTCGTTCACGCAAAACAACCTTTCTTTGTTAAGGTAGGGGGTTACGCGCTCGACCCGTGTATTTTTCGGAGGTCCCCTCCCCGGTCCCTGGAGACTCCCATAAAAAACCAAGTATGGGGGGGTGTTTGATTTATTTTATTTATTATATTTTGTTTTTAATTTATTTTTTTAATTAAATTGCCGTTATCGTCGAATGTTACGTCATGTCTGGTCACCAATGGATCACCACCGTGCTCCTGCGTATGACACTCGATGCAGTATAGTTCGAGGTTATCATGGTTCAACGTGATGTCTGGATCGTTGATGTTCTCGGGCGTCAATTTGATTTTATGATGGACAATCACGCCCGGCCTGTGGCATTGGTCGTGGTTCTTGCATAGTCCGAACCTCGACGAGATGAACGATTGCCGGCAGGATTGCCAGGCTTGCGATTTGTAGAAGGAACGGGCGAAGTCTTTGGCCATCTATCTGAGCACGCCCCCATTAGTGGACTTGTACCCCCTCTGTGTCCTCCTGCAGTTCGGGTTAACCGGCGCATGCACCAGACTAGAGCGCGGAACAGGCCGATAACACTCCACCATGCCGCAACCGTCGATGTAAATATTACGAGCCGTGCAGACTTCGGTGCCGTGATGCTGGCAGTCGGTTAGTTTGCAGTAAACGGTCGGCACGTCCGCCACCTCCCGGGCAAAAAATAACCACCGGCCCATCATCCGGTGGTTTGCAAGAACTCGAAACTCTCACCGAAAACGCTATCGGCAAAAGCTCTTGATACCATATTACCATGCAAAAATACCCCATTTTGTTGCATTTTGTTGCATGCTATAAAAAACCCAATTTTACTGCCAGCGCATATATGATTTGCTTCTTCCATCGATGGATAGTTGACCGATCAACCCCGAGTTTATAGGCTATGCCCTCCTGTGTATACCGCCGCTCGAAATAATACTCGGCCATTAATGTCTGCTTTTTCGTCTCGCAACGCTGATAAATAAAATTGATTGCGTCAACAATTCGCTGATGCCTCTTTATCTTTTTATCCATCAGCAGGGCGATAGCTTTGTGGCCAGTCGAGTCGCCTGGCGAGTAGTTTCGTCCCTCCTGTTGAACTGGAGATGATTGGAGTATCTTGTCCCGCAGTTCCTCAAGTTCTCGTTTCGTGGCCTTATATGCTCGTAATTCGCCCTCTAAAAAATCAATCGTGTTTTTATTGAGGCGGCACTTGTCCATCGCCACCTCGACGTATTTTGCATACTCAATATCAATCGCATCACATAACGCCGCTGCCCATGCGCTGTGTATAAACTTTTTCGCATCGCAGAAGTTTTTATCAATCTTCCGTTCAGCGCACTCACTGGAATAAATGCACCAAGGAGGGCACTCATCCGTATCTTTATAATCTTCATGGGCTTGCTTCAAAATAGCCGCTATGAGCCTTCTGGCTCCGGTATCGTCTATAGCCATAGCCAATCACTCCCCCAATCGAGATAGGTATCCCCGCCTCAGAGTTTTACGCCTCGCCCATTACCGAAGTCATGCTCGGGGTCGCGGTACATATCCTCCAGTTCCTCCCGCGTGGGCTTGTGCGGCCTGTCCCGCCGGTACTCCTGTAGCTCCCGCTCGCACCTGGCGATGGCCTCGTCCAGGTCACGCACGGGCTTGTGGTTAGCCATAGCCTGATCCTCCTGTCTCACCGGTCCGCCGCACAGGGCGCAGGGCGTCAGTCTGCCGTGCGCCGCGCTGTACGTCACGTCTCCGCATTTTTCGCAGATGTAGTATGGCATTGTCTCACCTCCACGATCACAATCTCCGTCCGCTCGGGTTCACCCCGTGCGAATCCCCAGTCAAGGTCAACCCGGTCCTTGCTGTCGTCCATCAACACCCCGGCCTTGACAAGCCCGTCCATCAGCATCTTCGGCGCATAGTTGTCCTTGTCGCGCCGGCGCTGTGTGGCGAAATAGTACGTTATCCGCACCCTAGCCCGCTCAAGCCGCAGTTTCGTCGCCCCGGACTGATACGCGGACACCCAGACCTCGCGCTCCCACAGGGTTTTCAGCCGCTGGCGCTTGAACGGGTTGCCCGGCCAGCGGTTTATGCTCGGCGGGATACCGGGGACAATAATAACTGTCTTATCCAAACCCATCACCCCCTGCTCTGCACCGTCGAAGGTTATCGCCGCGTCCTCACCGTAATGTAGTTGCCGCACGGGCATTGGTATGTCCAGGAAAAAAACTCTCTGCCGTCAGCGTGCATGACCATTTGTGCTTTTGGCTCCACGGTTTTGCACGCCGCGCAAGCCATTTTCCCATCAATCAGTTCCACGCCGAAATATGTGCTATCTCCGCGCTCAACCTTCGGGTCGTTTTCATCGGGCCTCATCTTTTTAAGGTCGTCCAACAGTTCATCTTTGAGGCTATCGTTCATCTTCTTCCCTCCTATCCCGCCACGTAGACGGGTTTACCTGTCGCCGCCTGCACTTCGCGCTTGAAGCGGGCGGCATCCGAATTGCCGTCGCTCAGGTGCATGTGTCGTTGGCAAGCGCAATCTCGCATAGGTCAGGCATCGGGCACTTATCACAGCACCAGTTTTCGTCTACCAGTATCCCGATTTTTTCAAACGGGCATTGAATAGTGTCGGAACCTTCTGGCGCAGACCACGCCTTCTCCATCGCCCCCCTGTACGCATCAGCGCGGGCGGTGGCGGCGTCACGGTCGCGCTCGGCAGCTGTGCGGTCGCGATTTTCTTTGCTGTGGCAATGTTCCAATATTTGCAATCGCTCTTTCAGCCGCCCGATCTCCTCCGCCTGCACCCGCTCCCGCTCCTGGTACTGCTCTAGCTCGGCCAGCAGGAGTTCAAGTGCCCGCTCAACCGTCATATCAGCCATTGTCTTCACCTCGCAAGGTCAGCAGCTTATCCTCAATTGGACTTTCAGTATTTGTTCCGCACTCGTACAACCGGGCTATTTTTCGATTCATCCTTGCCAGACTAATACGGCTCCGCTCTCTGTCGCGTTTTCCTATAACCGCCTCCTCCACTAAACGCTCCCGAAGTTTCTGTAAACGTTCTATCTTCGCTTTGTTGCTGTTGCTCATCAACCATTGCCGCATGCGCTTTCGCCTCCATTTCGTCCATCAGGAACGTCAACTTCTCCTTGGCAAACCTCACCGGGATTTTGCCGGTCGGACAGCTCCGGCCCTTCGCGACCACGAGGTAATAGTTCCACCACGTGATGAGCTTGGACAAAAATTCGCGCTCCTCTTTCTCGACCAGCGGCCTGATGTGCAGGTGCAGGTCGGCCTCGTGCTCTATCTGGCTTGCCATCGCCAGATAGCCTTCTTTGTTCACCTGTGCGACCATAAACACCACCAAATCAAGCTGCTGGCCTATCGTTTTGAGTTTCTTCGCCGCCGCCAGAAGCTGCTTCCAGTCGTCCTTTGGTGAGTTCATGGTGTCGATGCGGCCTATGTAGTCCACGGCCACGGCCCTGATTTTTTTCTGCCGGGCGAAGCGGCGGATAACCGATACCATCTTGGGCGCCGTCAGGTCGGGTATCGTGACGCTGTACAGTTGCCCCGCGTGCATCAGGTCAAGGTCGGCCACAAGCGCGGCGAATTGCTCCTGGGTTATCTCCCCGGCCCTTATCGTGCTGTTGTTGACCAAAGGGTCTTTGGCCAGCATCGCCGCCCAGCGTATATCTATCTGCATGCGGCTCATTTCGGTGTTGATGTAGAGAGCGGGCAGTTTTTGCACCAGGGCGATGTCGCGGACGAAGTTCATCGCCAGGGCGGTCTTGCCGCCGCCGGTCGGCCCGGAGATTATCACCAAATCTCCCGCGTTGAAGCCTCCGGTCAGGTAATTTAAGCGTTTAAACGACGTGTAGATGCTGTGCTTTTTGCGCTCATCTTCGTCCATCTGACAGGAGACGGTTTCGACTATTCTTTCCGCTTGCTCCGCCGGGGTTATTATCGGCTCCGTCCTGTCCTCGGCGGCCACTCCGTACAGTTCGTCCGCCACTTCCGCCGACAAAACTTCCGGGTCGGCGAAGTCGTGCACCCCTTGGACGATTTTCTGCGCCTGCTCGACGAGACGGCGGTAGTGATGAACTTTTTTGAGCTTCGCCACATAGGCCGGGAACATGCTCTTTAACCCGTAGTCGCCGCATATTCCCAGGTTGGCGAGGCCATACTGCCTGATAAGGTCTTGCGCCCGTTCGCTGACCGTGAGCATGTTTACCGACTTGTCCTGCCCGTACATTTGGCCGATGATTTCAAACACGGCCCTGCGGCCGCCGTCGCAGAAATGCACGGCGGTCAGTTCGGTAAGTCCCGATTCAAGACACTCTTTTTCTTGTATCATCAGGGAAAGCGCGTTGATCTCCGATTCGGGGTCAGCAACCGGCAGGCTTTTAGTGATGTCGAAAATGCTCATAGCTCAGGCAACCC